CGGTCAGCAGTCGTTGACTTGCAGAGTTCCGCAATTGTAAAATACTTCATTTCTTTTTCTCCTTCTTGTTTTCATTATCAAACAATATCTGAGCCATGATCTTGGCAATATCATCCTTGTTCTCGATAATCACACTCATTGTGTTTTCTGCCTTGCGCAACTCCGCTTTTTCCCATGATTTTTCACGAACTGATTTAAACTCACAGAAAATGCAGTACCCCGTCCAAATCATTGAAAAAACAGGGAAGGGGATAACTACGCAGCATAACAGGTCAATGAAGCACAATTCTATGAACGGGGTGAAATACTTCTTCGCTTTGACGGCTGTTTTCTTATACCCCGTGGATGTTCTTGCCTCTCCCCGTTGTTTGGCTTTCATAACTCCCGTAATAAGGTCCACTAACATCGCCCCCATTGTAGCCGCAATACACAAGGCTATAAGCACAATATGTATCATCATGTGCTCGTTGATAAAATTGTAGATTACATCTCTCATTGAAAGAAGTTTTATATAATAGATTTTACATAGCATGTAAATCCATATTTTTTTATTATATGTGACACATCCTCATTTGTAAGATTATAAAACTCACCTTTTATTTTTTTATCTGCAAATTTGAGATGAAGTTCTTTTTCTATGTTTTTATCAAGAACAGCCAATATAGATAGATATGGATTCCCACAAGATAATGTCTGAATACGAACGGATATATCTGAAGAAGAACCTATTTTTACAAGACCTGTATTCTTGTCTTTCATAAGATATGTACTTCTATTTTTACAATTTTTGGGAGGATTACTTAATACTTCTGCCATAGTTTTAAGTATCGCATAATGCAACATCTTACAATCTCCGAATAAGTAACTATTTACAACTACAGCTTTGTCAAAATTACCAAGGAGCGCATATTCTATTAATGAATCAGCTAATTCAAGTTGCGTTAATACGCTACCGTCAGCACAAATTATACATTTTGTGTAACAATCTTCATACAACTTTATACAATCTCCTAAATCAGGATACATTGTTTCAATAAAATCCTTTAGGCTATTGGTTAAAACTTGATCATTCTGACCTTTAAAAACTAAATCTGTCATATTACCTAATTTTATGTTAACTTTTAATTACCGTCAATTACACGTTTTGGATTACCCGATTTTCAAACTAACCTTTATTTTGTATGACAAAAAAAGAGCCTGCCACGGAAACTAATCCGCAACAAGCTCTTGGCTTTATCAAATATGTAGTATGTCTTTTCGTCATAATCAATGTGGCGTGCATCTTCACACGCTTCCACAAAGATAAATATTGCTTCTCTCTTTCGCAAATAAGAATACAAAAAAAGAACGACCGCTAGCAAAAAGCACAGCAGCCGTTCAATCCACGCCCTACTCTCTATCCCATTTTCCCAAGAAGACAATAGCAAAGATATCAAACAGGTTGTATCCACATGGAAAAAAGGTTAATAAAATATATGTTGTATAATCTGTTATTTTAATTTAGATTAAACAAAAATAATATTTAAATTGTTTGTTAATAAATAAATTAATTTGTTCCTTTGTAGCAGGCAATAGCCTTCATGGTGTGAAGTTACACCATACCCTCTTTTAGAACGTGATCACTGTGGAGGCAATTGCTGTATTATAACGGCGGTTGCCTTTATTGTTGAACAATGAAACAATGGTTTAAGATACCTTCTTTAAAGAAGTCGAATAAGGATATGTATAGTGATGCTACTTATCATGGTAAAGATGATGGTGGTAATTTTATTTATGTTCCTAAATGGGTGGAAAATCTGTTTTCTGACAATAGAGGGAATATAGATTTTGACATGTCGACCGTTGAAGGGAAATCAAGAGCCTTACATGAATGTTGGCCGTTTGCAATGGTTCTAGATCATTGCGGAAGAATGATGCAGAATGGGCGGTATTATGTGACGGATATTAACGGAAACGAGAAGAGGAGTTTTAAAGACATTGTGACTCTTTTGAATCGTCCGAATGTGATACAGAGTGGGCGTTCTTTTATAAAGCAGATTGAGATATCTTTGAAGTGTTTCGGATTTTGCCCTGTCTATACACTAAGAGCTTTAAAGTCTGATCTCCCTAAATCCATGATGGTAATACCTCCCGAATTATTCTACATGGAATCATCCGGTAAGGGCCCGTTTACTCAAACAGAGCTTTCTTCAATTGCTAGTAAGGTATATATACGTTGGGGAAATGAGAATATAGAACTTGGTGATGAGGAGTATTTTGTCATATACGATTCGATAATGGATATTCCAAGTAATAATGGAGGGAGAATTACCTTCCACTCCCCTGTGGACGCATTATCTACTCATACTCGAAACTATATGGCTCAACTGATAGGGAGAGGAAACCTTATTGTTAATGGAGGACCTAAAGGGATACTATACGGGAATGATACGACTGACGTAGGGAATGCAGCTATTACTCCGTCTGAATCCAAGAAATTGCAGGATGATTTCAAAAGGAAATATGGTATAGTGCATAAGTTGTATGAAATCATGGTGACTCCTAAGAAACTAGGGTGGATTACATTGGGGTCAAATACAGACCAATTGAAGCTTCATGAGGAGGATAAGGCGTGTTTGGAAGCGATAGCTCAGACGATAGGCTTTGACCCCAATCTGATTATACAAGGAAGTACTTATGATAACTCTTCTCAAGCAAAGAAAGCGGCATATCAGGATCTTATTATCCCTGACAGTGAATCTATAACAGAGGTTCTGACTAATGCTATATGTAAGGACAGGGCAATAATCAAAATGGACTTCACTCATGTCCCTTGCCTTCAAAAGGATATGAAAGAATTGGCGGATGCCTTGTCTACAGCCTCTAATGCTGTAGCTTCATTGTATAACAATCGGCTGATTACTTTTGAAGAAGCAAGAACCGAAATGTCCAATTTTACAGATATTGATCCTGATAACCCTAAGGGAGAATTTAAAAGTGAAATAAATAATGATGGAGACAAGCAAATACAAGAACAGGTTGGGGAAGCAGTATAAATCCTTAGCTTTTTATGCAAAGGAGATACAATATGATTCTGGCAGTAGAACTATCAGTGGTTATGCTGCGGTTTTCAATAACATTGATAAGTCCGGTGACATGCTCCTGAAAGGTTGTTTTTCAAAAAGCATACAGGAGAGAGGCCCGGGAAGTTCTGCTAATGATAAGATTATCATGTTGTGGATGCATGACATGCATGAGCCTATAGGACGCATTACGCTTCTGCAAGAAGATGAGAAAGGGCTTTACTTTGAAGCGTCTATTGATGATGTGGAAAGAGGAAATCAAGCGTTGAAGCAGCTTGAAAGTGGCACTTTGAACCAGTTCTCTATAGGTTATAGTTATGTATGGGAAAAATGTGAATATGACAGGAAACGTGATTGCTTGGTTGTAAAGGAAGTCATTCTGTATGAGATATCCGTAGTGTCCATAGGATGTAACGGAGAAACTGAATATCTTGGTCTGAAATCGGCAGAAGAATATGAAAGTGCGTTGGAGTCACTTCCGGTTGAAATAAGTGATGTATGTAAAGGACTTCCGATAAGAAAGAGGGAGGAAATCCAAATGTTAGTAAGAAAAGCGATGTCACTCGCTCGATACAAGCCGGCAGACAAGCCACTTGATGAAGAGGGAGCCGATGAAAAAATAAGACTATTTACAAAACCTTTAAAACTTAAAGAAGCATGAAATTTGACTTTTTAAGCAAAATTGATTTGTCGGTAATGGATGAGGTTTCCGTGAAGTCATTACAGGCGTTGCAGGACGCAATAAACGCTACTGTAGGCGATTTCATGGACGATACTATCGACAAAAAAACTTTTGAGGATAAATTAAATGAGGTTTCTCAAAAGATAGATTCCGAAAAGGAATTGGATACAGTGCGTAAGGAACTTGGTGAGATGAAAGAGATAATCGTTCGCATGAAAGGTGCAATGCATAAGAATGAAGACGGGCAAATGGTGTTCAAGTCTGTAGACCAGCAGATTGAAGAGCAATTGAAGGATTTCATCACAGTAGGCAAGCACGGAGAGAAAACTGTGGACTTGAAAACGGCTTGTAAGCAGTCCCCCGGTTTTAAGAAAAGCCTTACGCTTATTATAAACAAGAAGGCGGTTGATCCCTTGAAGAGTACGGGTGTGGCACCACATTATAACATGACAATTGATAGTCAGTTATCTGTTGGTCCACGTTCCCAGACTGTAATCCGTAAATTTGCCAATGTGGCAGCAATATCTACACGATCATTGACTTATGCGGAGTTCAATCCGGGTGAAGAAGAAGCCGAATGGGTTCCAGAAGGCGGTCTTAAGCCTATGATGAGCGGTACATTGGCAGAAGTTACTATCAATGCTGGCAAAGTGGCTCTTGGCACAAAAGTAACCGAAGAAACATTATCTGATTTGCCTCAGTTGGTTGCGGAGGTTAGGGCTGAGATTATCAATCGTATTGGTTTGAAAGAAGAAGAAGGTATTCTGTCTGGTACTGGTTCCGGCGGTCAGATTAAAGGGATTGGGAGTGATATACCTACATTCTCTTTGACAGCTCTGAAAGTAGAGAAACCCAACACTTATGATGTTATTGTTGGTATGTATACACAGATTGTGTCAATGTCCAATATGGCTTATCGTCCAAATCTTGTGCTTATGCATCCTCTTGACTATGCGCAGATGCAGTTGACTAAGGATGTTAATGGGCAATATCTTCGTCCTTTCCGTATTGGCGATGAACTGGTTCAAGGTCTGAGAGTGGAAACCAGCACAGCAATCAAGCAAGGTGATATTTGGGTTGGCGATTTTAACTATCTTAACATCCGTGATGTATGGGTTCTTACCATTACACTTGGATGGGAAAATGATGATTTCACTAAAAATATGGTGACTATCCTTGGTGAAAAACGTCTTATGGCGTATATTAAAAAGCAATATAAAACTGCATTTGTCAAGGATAAGATTGCGACCGTTATTGAAGCTATAACCCCTGCCGGTATTGGCGGATAAATTTATTAAACATTATGAAAGTAAATTTGACTAAAACTTATGAGGTTGAGTTCGCAAAGGACGGGGCCGTTTATAAAAAAGGTGATAAAGTAAGTGTTAATATGTTACTTGCAGGTAAGTTCTTCCAAGATGGACGTGTTGCCACTGTTCCTTCGGAATTGATGGAGGACGCTAAGAAAATCGGTGCTGAAGATTTGTTCAATAAAAAGAAGAACCTCAAAGATATTGTGTAATGTTGGTGGATTATACTTTTTTCCAAGGTGGTATTCTTGATATCGAAGGTGCAGTATTGAATATACATACTCCTTCTGAGACTAATAAGGCAATTGTTGACAGCCTTCAAGGCTTTGTAATGCAATATGAGCCGGAATATTTAGAGAAGCTCCTAGGGGAAAAGTTGTATAAGGAATTCTCATCCTATATTTCCAACGATGGAGAAACGAAGGAAAAAAGATGGGATGATCTTATAGCGCATCTTGTCATGAAATATAGTGATGGCGATAGGGAGATTTCCAAATCCCCCATCGCCAACTATATATACTTCCATTACTTGAGACATAATCACACTCAGGCGACTATTACAGGAGTGAAGGCTGATGGAGATGATGGTCGTCTTGTAAGTCCCGAAAGGAAAATGATGTTTGCATGGAACGACATGGTAAGAATGAATATCAGACTTGTGAGATGGCTTCAAGCCAATAATGCGGACTATCCGGATATCGCCACCGATTTCGAATTGATGGAAACAATTAATTCCTTTGGGTTATGATAATTGATATAATATCAGATGTATGTGCTTCCTTGTCAAAAAGAATGGATCAACAGATAAATTACATATATGGTGACAGTTCTTATATAAGGGAAACACTTCTTCTTCTTGGGAAAAGCAGGGTGACAGCATCGGGAAAATTCCCAATGATAGGGCTGTATGTTCCCTTAGACGAGGAAAGGGATAGTGAGAATTATTTTTGTAAGGCATCTGTAAACATAATAATCGCTACCAATACACTGGAAAAGTATACAAATGAACAACGTCGTGAGATATCTTTTGAAGGTATTCTTCGACCTTTGTATTACGGATTCATAGAAGAGTTAAAAAAAAGTGATAAATTTGATTTCGGTTACTCCGGTATTGTAAGCCATACATATTCAGAAAATTATAGTTTTGGAAGACGTGGTGCTGTTGATGTTGACGGTAAGGAAGTTGGCGAAAAGATAGATGCTATTGAAATAAAGAATTTGGATTTAACAGTTAAAAATCAGAATTGTTATGCGAACAGATATTAGAGAGTGCGGCAGCACGTCCGGATTTAATACTGGAATGAGTTACTGCCCCCTGCAACCGGACAAGGTCGCAGGTGTTATATTGGTCATTCATGGCAAAAAACTGCCCAAGGAATTGACTGCTGATGCTTTGGAGAAAGCCTGTCATGCTGATTATCCGGACAGAATTTATCCTATTACAGGATTTTCGGAATACGCGGTAAGCGGAGGTGAACCCAATACAACAGAAAATGGTTATGCCGGGTCGGAAATAACGGGCTATTCGGCAAGGACGGATACATTCACGTTGCGTAAGTTTAATCTAGCTTTACAAGCTAATCTTGTATCCAACAAGGATACATTGTTTGATATGTATGTTTTTGACAAGAATAATGTAATCTACGGAGAAGATGACGGAACAGATGAACTTGCAGGATTCGATTTGTCAGGGGTTTACCCTACAGGACAGGCTTATGATTCAAGCGGTCAGAAGGCTTATCTTGCGTTTAATGCGATGTATTCCGATACCGAGAAGATGATGAAAAACATGTCTGTAAAGCAAGCGGGTGTCAATTTGGAAAATGTTCTCAAGGGATTGAATTACGTTGAATTTGTCAAAATGGCATCTCCTGAGAATACATATAAACTCGTGGATCACTATGACCGCACAGACCTTACTACATATTATGGCACTGTATTGTCTAATAAGGCTTCAACAGTCGTTTCTGGTGCGTCAGCACTGGAATACAGTAACGGTGTGCTTACAGCGACAGGAGGTGTACCGGTGCTTAAATCTCCTTCTATTTTACAGGCTAATGGGGTCATTGGAATTGAACAATGGGTACAATGAGAATTAATGGAGTCACATTTATAGAGTCCGAGGTGGTCAAACTTTCATTGGATGAGTTTGTCGCTCAGAATATAGATGTATTCTGGAAGGACATTTCTAGAGAAAGGCGGAAATCAAGGCTGGTTTCCGTATATAATAGGATTATCAATAACAGTAATTTAGGAGGCGGGGGAGATTGATCCCCCGTTTTTGCTATGACATTGGAGGAATACGCGAGATGTTGGAAGAAATTGGCTGATGGCATTCAGCCAATGATAAGGGATAAGATGGAAAGGGATGTTCCTCAGTTTGAGGAATATATACGAGAACAGCTATATAGTGGTGTTGATGGCGATGAAAGTCCTTTAATTCCCGGATATACAGAGGACCCGTACTTTAAAAAAGCTTATGGAGAGCATTGGAGGAAAAATGCCGAACGCTATAAGAATTGGAAGACAAAGATACAGAAACCAAAGCCTTCATATTTGGGTTTTTCTGCAAGAGGAAATAATACTCCAAACCTTATCATACGTGGAGATTTTTATAGTTCCATCACGGCAATACCAATATCAAATGGTATAAGGATTGCCAGCTATGGCGTTTCTTTTGGTTCTGATATTGAGAAGAAATATGGTTATAAAATTTTCAAGGTAAGCTCCAAAGCAAGGAGGCATTATGTTACGTATAGGCTTATGCCCTCTATTGATAAATTTATAAGGAGGTGCGAATTATGAAAAACTGCTTGTGCCAAGGGAATAAGTCAATGAGGGAGATGGAGCATATGCGTTCAATTGCAGAGAAGGCTGCTGTTATGGATGAATGTGTTTATATATTATATAAGGTTGGAGATGTGTATAAGTTCTGTCGTGAAGGTGAAAACTGGTCGGGTGAGTTTGTTGAATTCATATTTCCGTAAAATTATAGCGGACATCCGGAAGGATTACCGCTATCTATGTAAAGGACGGATCTACAAAATATCGTTTTCTCCTTTTTCAATATTGGCTCTTATTTGCCTTAGAAGCAAGAATGATCCTTCCATTTTGTAATTCCCTAAATTTTGTTTCGCCTGCATGATGCAGCTTTCGATAGTAAGGGCTAAATCGGGAGTGAACGCGGATTTATTAATTTGCATTGTTTGGGGGAGTTGGTTAGCATGATCATTAAACCATGCAATCATTTCATTCAATTCTTCCTCTGTGTAACTTTGTCTTTTTTCGGCCATATTATATTTCCCGTGATTAATGATGTTTATATATAAATATTTTATGCAAAAAAAGATATTTATTTTTTAATTGAAAAACAAAACTATCATTTATGTTGTAATTTAGATTTTGTCTAAATTGTGAATGTGATATTTAATAATTGCGTTACTATATATTACTATGCGTTACTTAGTATTACTATTAATTGGTATTGTCTTTTGTTTAATATTCATACCATTGTATAAGATAAAAACATCATTTACCTTTGTATCTGTAACAAGTGCAAGGCGTTACTTGATGTTGATTAGATATTCTCCTATTGGAGTTTATATATGACTGTTCCGTAGTAGCTTGCACCTATTACGGAACTTTCTTTTTATACGATTCCAAGCGTGGATAGTATAAGGGAGGAAAGCAGGAGTGAATAATGGCACAATGAGGTTCGATCCCTCACCTGCTACAATCAGTCAAAATAAATCCCGAGCCGCCAACGGGGAACAATATTAATCTTATATCGCAAAGATATGGAAAATTTTAATAAGTTAATACCTATTGATGGGGAAAATGGCGAAAAAAGAACAATAAGTTCACTGCAAATTGCAGAAATTACAGGTAAGGCATATTGTGGCGTGTTGAAAGTCATTAGAAAGATGGATATTATGCGTGTGAAAATAACAATGAAAAATATATTTTCATTATTTGTTTGTTTGAAAAAATGTTGTACCTTTGTAGTGCTACAACTTACTATTAAATATGCCAATGGGATTTTTTATGCCCGTAAGGAAACTTATATATTAAAATATAGGCAGACGATATCCGTGTATCATCGCCCAATGGCAATGGTAGGTTGTAGCAAACTAGGATATTTGTCTGCTTTTTTATTTAATAACAAATAATTTCATTTCATGCTACAACCAAATGAAATCTATTTGAACGGGAATAATAGTACCGTACAGATTGCGTCAGCTCACGAAACGAGCAAGACTTTCTCCTATAATGGGAACGAAGTACTTTTTGACATCAAAGATGATGTTATGGTTAACGCCACACAGCTTGCTAAAATCTACGGAAAGCGTCCCAATGATTATTTGTCCTTACCTGCTACAAATCAATTAATTAACGCAATTACAAGAAAATATGGTATTTCTGAAAATCAATTAGTTATATCAAAGGCAGGTTCATCACATAACGGAGGTGGTACTTGGATGCACAGATTAATAGTAGTTGATTTCTGTCAATGGTTAGACATTGATTTGAAACTGTGGTGTACTGAAAAACTTGATGAGTTGATGCGATACGGCATGACCGCCACGCAGCCAACCCTGGAGCAAATGATTAACAATCCCGACTTGGTTATCAGTCTAGCTACACAGTTAAAGAGCGAACGGGAGGAAAAGCAACGATTGGCATTGGAAGTGCAGAAGAAGGAACAAGAGAAGCAGACTATCATAGAGGAAGCAAAGCCAGCCGTAGTATTCACGGAATGTGTAACAAGCTCGTCTACCAATATTCTCATAGGAGATCTTGCGAAACTTATCACCCAAAACGGATATAAGATTGGAGAAATAAGGCTTTAGAATGGATGGTAGAGAACAAGTTCCTTATCAGAAGGCAGCGATACAGCAGATCGAAGAATAAATATATAAATGACTATATGCCTACACAGAGGGCGGCAGAAATGGGATTGTTCTTCGTGAAAGAAAGACCGATAGTATCGGGTGAAAATCCCATTTTTATAAAACATACCTGTTACGTTACAGGTAAAGGTCAGGTGTATTTTCTGAATAAGTTTAAATCTTTAATGGCTGCATGATCATGGAAATAAAAATGAATAATAGCTTAACATTTGATGAAGTAGCAGATAAGTTGGGATGTTCAGTGGAGGATCTTCAAAAAATAGCTTTAGAAAATGGATTGATTGACGAGAATGGGAATCCTACCGAAATGGCAATAAGAGAGGGCCTTTTTTCTCAATATGCGACAATGGAAGATGAATATGGTACAGTAAATATAACAGTATCACATTCCGAATACGATATGATAGCAGTGTGTATATCAGATCCTGAAGACCATGAGCGTGACAGTGTGGCTTTTATTTCAAGAGAAAAAGCTCATGCATTAGGAGAATATCTTCTTAATATGTAATAACAATATTATTTATTAATCAAGTCTTTCCCACCTTATCTTACGAGGTGGGCAGGCTATTTACATCCGTTAACGTTGCGATTCGCAACATAACCCGAAAAGACTATGAAAACAATAGATAAACTTGAAATTATACTTCAAAAAATGAAAGAACAAAATAATAGACTTGAACGGATATACGGCAAGCATCTCAAACTGATTGTATGCACTGGGAAAAGAAGTGAGAAGGTGAAATTTAAACATGAAGATTGAAATGCTATGTTTGTAATTTATTTAGACAACATTCTAAATTGCAAACAAATACGTTGAAATATTTTGATTTGGTTTTAAAAGTATATTACTTTGTTGAAAGTAACCAATTTATTATAACTATATGAAAAAAGTATTATTAACTTTATGTATATGGTTGTACGCTATGTTGTGTATCGGGCAAGGAGTGTCGCATCTTGAATTTAAGGGTATTCCAATAGATGGTAATTTACAGGAGTTTGTATCAAAGATGAAATTGGAAGGCTTTTATAGTAAGATGTATAATAATGAAGGTGTAATAATGCAGGGTGATTTCGTAGGAGAGAATAGCCATGTGTTCATTTATAGCACCACGGAAGAGAAAGTAGTGTGGAAAGTATCGGTGTATTTTGATTCATGGGATAATTGGCTGTCTTTGGAGAACCAATACTATAAGATTAAAGATATGTATACAAAGAAATATGGGAAACCAAAGAAACATTATGAATCATTTTCTAATGAAAGAGTTCCTATTGATAAAATGCGTGCAGTAAACTCCGATATCTGTGATTACGCTTCGTATTATTTCTTTCAGAATGGTGTGATAGTTGTGTCAATATCTCCTTTTGGCTGTGTGAAAGTATCGTATGAAGATGAATATAATTCATTATTAGGCAAACAAGAGGAAGAAAAATATCGAGAGAATGATATTTAACTATTTAATAATATAAAAACATTATTATGAAAAAGATTTTACTTGCATTTGTATTGATTGTGTCCGTGTGTTCATGTGGAAGGGTTTATTATCAGGAAAAAAGCACACTTCTTGATTTGCGTGAGTATTCTGGGGATAATGATTTTGTGATTAACCCTACCAATATTTCCAATGGTGATTTTACTCCGCTTGGTACATTGGAATTAGCCTTTATGACTGGGAACTCTGTAAAAAAGGATATGAGAAAATATGTGGAGGAAAAGAATCTCGGATGTGGTTCATACAGATATGTCCCTACTGTCAAGAGAATGGTATCAAAAGCCGTTGAGGAAGCCAAGTCATTGGGCGCAAATGGAATTATTTCTTTTGAAATAAAACGAGTACATGATGTTAAAAAGAATAATAGTGATATGGACACATATTATGTTACAGGAATCCCGGTTATATACAAGAAATAGTTTGTGCTCCATTAATAGGAGAATGATTGTTTGTTTTTAGTGGGGAGAAGTTTTTGCTTCTCCCTTTTTTATTTCCTCACCTTCATAATATCAATAAAATCACTATCTTTGCTCTTAGAAGGTGCATGAAGTCATGCACTACCCAAAACTTACGAAAAGACCATGGCAGGAGCAGAATTTAAAATTACTGATGCGATTGATCCTAACATCGTTAAGAAGTTGAATGAGATAAGGATTAATATTCAAACCACATCTTCCGAATATGCGAATTTCACGAAACAATTAAGTGATGGCATAAATTTTAAGCCGGGTAATCTAAGAGAATACCAGTCTAAAGTTGACAGTTATAATGCTACAATTACCAAATTATATGCTTCTCAAAATAGGTTGTCTGAATTACAGGCTAGTCAATTAAAGTTATTGACCGATATTTCCCGTAAGATAGAGCTTCTTACCAAGCCATTGAATACATTGGCAGACAAAATAACGGAAGTAAAAGTAAATTTGAGAGGTGCTTCCGAAGATCTGAAAAACGTGTCACAAGATGCGGAAAATGCTTCTGTTTCATTTCAAGAAGCATCTAAGAAAATATCCATGACTGCTGCTGATTTTGATTCAATCCGTCAGACGGTAAAGGCTTTTGATACACAAGCCTCCGAATTGAACAGTAGGTTAAGTGATAACAAAGAAACAATTTCAGCCTTAAGAACATCTCTGAGGGAATTATCAAAGGAGTATAAGAAAGGTGCTATCAGCGAAGAGGAATACAAGTCCAAAAGAGATGCTACGGTATCCCAGTTACGCATGCTGACAGAGCAGAATAAACAGTATTCGGCGATATTGAGAAATCATACGCAGGTAGCGATTGCCACAGCAGGAAGCTATAACGAGATGAAGGCTTCAATGCTTCAGTTGGAAAAGGAATATTATAACCTTTCACAAGCTGCACGCGAGGGAGCAAAAGGTATGGATATCTTGAACAATATCGGCAAGTTGAATCAACAATTAAAGGATATAGATGCACAGATGGGCAATTACCAACGTAATGTGGGTAATTATGCTTCGGGTTGGAATGGTCTTAATGTTTCCATACAACAGATTGCGAGAGAACTTCCGGCTTTGTCTGTTAGTGCCAATACTTTCTTTCTTGCCATATCCAATAACCTTCCTATATTTATTGATGAGTTAAAGAAAGCAAGGGTGGAATATGAACTTCTTAAGAAATCGGGGCAGACTGCTACACCTGTATTTAAACAGGTATTGAGTTCCCTTCTTAGTTGGCAGACGGCTTTAGTTGTTGGGATAACTCTTTTATCGAGTTATGGAGGTGAGATAACCAAATGGGTGGGTAGCCTGTTTGATGCGAGAAAAGAAATTGATTATCTAAAACAGCTTCAGGAGGATTTGAATAAAGCTCAAAAAGAAGGTGTGAAAAATGCCCAAGATGAAGCTGTTAAATTGGATATATTATATAGGGCTGCTGTCAATTTGAATAAACCTATGGGAGAGCGGAAAAAAGCCGTTGAGGAACTGAAGAAGCAATATCCTTCATACTTTAAAAATATAAGTGATGAAAACATTCTTGCAGGTAAAGCGGCTGATAGTTATCAAAGGTTATCTAATGCCATATTAGCTTCGGCTAAAGCTAGAGCTGTGCAAGATCGGCTTGTAGAACAGGCTAAACAAAAATTAGACTTGGAAGATCAGTTGGCAGAAAAAGAAGAAAAACGTGCGAAACTTGAATCTGCTAGAGATCAGATGAAAGCACAATATGAATCCAGTCAAGGGGCAGCTATGGATACAGCTAGAGACATGTATGGGAAGTTAAACAAGCAGGTTGAAGACTTGGATAAAGAAATAGGTTCTTTATTAAATCAGTTATATCAAGCAGATAAGGCTAGTAGAGATATGGCAAATTCTATTAACATTGGAGATGTTACATTTAATCCTCATTCTGCCGATAAAGCATCGGATGATTTAGCGCAATACATAGAGAATCTTAGGAATAAAATGGCTGACTTGTCCGTTTCTCTCATTGAGGATGAGCATGAACGTAATCTTGCTGCCATAGAGAAAAAATATAAAGACCAGATAGCAGCTGTAAAGGGATATTCTGAGGAAGAGAACAAACTTCGGGAAATGTTGGGCCAAGAGAGAATGCAGAAGATAGCGAAAGAGAATGAGGAATATGATAAGAAGTTGGCAGAGGCTGAGAAAAAAAGGATCGAGGAAAAGAAAAAGTATACCGATGAGATGCTCAGACTGGAAGAGGAACAATCATCTCTCCGTATAGCAGCTACAAGTACTGGATATAAGGAACTTGAAAACATTATAACAGAAAATTATTCAAAAGGGCTGCTATCGCGAAAAGAATACGATGAAGCCATGCGTGAACTGGAGCGGAAAGCCGCAAACGAGCAATTACAGATACAGATAGATGCTGCTGAAAAAATGATTGAGATAGCGGAAGCATCGGGCGTGGTAAGCAAGCAACAAATTGAAATGCTGAGAGAATCAATAAAGGCAATGGAAGCAGAGATAGGTTCCATAAATGCGGATGATCAGTTGAAAAAAGCGGAAGAGCAACAGGATATCACACGAAGGAATTTTGAAGTGTTGAAAGGTTATTCTTCTGCATTGAAAGATCTTGCATCGGATATCGATAGTCCGTTTGCCGGTATATTTGATGGGATGGATAAGGGATTCAGTATTATGTCTGATAAGATATCAGGCGTTTGGGGAGAACTTACAGACGGTGAGAAGATAGAAAGAACTACCGAGATGTGGGGAGCGATGGTTGGCGGGATTGGTAGTATGATATCATCCATTTATGATCGCCAGATTGAAGCTATTGAGGCTGAACAGGAAGCGAATGAGAAAGCTGGTGAAGAGGAAATTTCCCGTATAGAGGCTTTAGAAGAAAGAGGTGCTATAACAACTGAAGAAGCCGAAGCGCGTAAACGTGCGGCGGAAGATAAAACGGCACAAAAGAATGCCGAATTGGAGAAGAAAAAAGCTGCATTAAGAACAAAACAGGCAAAGTTTGAGAAAGCTACCAGTATAGCTGAAGCGGCTATACAGATAGCAGGTGGTATTTTGCAGACGATAAAGCAATTGGGTTTCCCTGTTGCAATACCTATGATAGCTGCTCTAGGTGCTATGGGGGCGATACAGCTTGCTACTATTATAGCGACTCCTATTCCGAAGTACGCCAAGGGGACTGATTCTCATAAAGGCGGATTAGCTGTAGTGGGTGATGGTGGTGTCCCTGAAACAATCGTTACTGAAAAAGGAGCGTATATTACTCCGTCTGTCCCTACTTTGGTTGACATCCCTAAAGGTGCGAAGGTTATACCTTATGCAGTGGATATGGACAGGATAAAGGCTCATGCAAATGATTTTGATGGTCTTATGGCATATAGAAGCGAAAACGATCTTCCTCCTGTATCAATAGTTAATGATTATAGCGAACTGGAGAAAAAGATAGGGCATCTGGAGAAATCACAGCAGATAGGATTTGCAAAATTAGCCAAGGCGATAAGAGAAAACAATTATCATCAATTTTCAAAAAGTATCTGATTATGAGGTATACAAGTGACATATATGAACTTCCCTTGTCCGTTTTTATAGAGATTTATACCAATGATAGCAATACTATTGAATTTGACGATGAGGACAAAGGGGCTGCATCGGCAAAAATTATCAATGACTATATAGAAATTGTCGGGAGCAAACAGTTGTTCTCTGAGATATTGAATTGTAATGAGCGTATGAATCTTGCAATGACCGTGGAGTGCATGAAGGCATGTGAGAACATGATGAAGTTGAAAATGTATGATGAGGTGCGTGATATTCTGATGAAGATAGGTTATTCGTGTAAAAAAGGTGATGTAATGGCTATGAATGCTAGAATATCCGCATTAAATTCCCGTGCACAATATGATTTGGATAAGATAAGTAAGGAAAAGAATGAGGGACTGAAGGAGAAGCCTACAAAACGTGGATTTATAAATGAAGTTGTCGCTATTGGGAAGTATAATAAGATGTATATCAATCCGAAAGAATGGGCCGCCGGATCTTATGCCTGTCTTGTAAGGCAGACATGTGACGAAATCGATGGGTTGAATCGTAAAAAGAAATAATTATGTATTATCGATGTGAGTTACTTATAAATGGTCTGAAGTACAGGGTTACTGATGATCTTGAGAATTGGGACGAGGTGAAGGCTAGTTTCAAGAGAAATGACTATGACGGTGTTATCCGTACATTTTCCAACAAATTTTCTTTTGCTGGGGATGCTAGAAAATTGCTGTTAAAACAATATGATGAAGATTATTTGAATGCTTCTGCCTCAATAATAATAAGTACAAGAAATAACAGTTGGTTGTATAATGAACGGTTTAGTTGCGCTCTCAATTTCTCTACATTGCAGGATAATGGTCGTATCTTACAGATAAATGCCGTGGATGATAGCGTGGCGTCCATGATAAAGTCAAAAAAAGGAACTCAATATGAATATTCGGTCGAAGAGGTGAAAAGCCCCATTCCTCTTGTTTATGACGGACTTGAACTTTCTGAATCAGCAAAATGGATTCCTACAGGTGATACATTGGAAGACGATGACACTCTTATTAATGTTTATTTCAGCAAGAAAATGTCACCAATGCCAATATATATAACTGCCAGTGATTCCTTAATAAAGGGGTCTCTTGAATTTAATGATCAAACAGTAGGTGGTGATGATGTATATTCGATAAAGGCTCTGAAATCAATTAGGATAAATATAGAGTTTAATATTGATATGTTTGTGTTTAGGGGATATCAGTCTGGTGCTTTGGGATATGATGTAAGAGGTGTGAGGCTCCAGATTATGAAGATAAGTAATGATATTGATAGTAATGGGGAAGCGGTGACTACGGAAACGGTGATAGGAAGTTTTGAACTTACGACAGAATCAGAAACGCCAGTGGAAAAGAAGGTTTCGGAATCGTACAATATAAGTCTTTTGCATGATGATAAAATAATAGTGAGAGCTATGTATGTCAATGAGAAAGAAGAGATTGTACCTGTATTGCCGGATTTGCCATACAAAGTCTCAACATCAAGTTATTTTAAAGCATCATGGAAAAATCGAATAAACCCTGTTGAGATGGATGTTATAAAGCCCGATACATTGCTGAACAGACTGCTTAAAAGTATTAATGGAGAGAAAGATGGTTTGACTGGAGTGATTGAGGGGACAGGAGATAGAAGGCTTGATAATTGTATGCTCTTGGCGGCTGAATCAGCCCGTAAGATTCCTGGAGCCAAAATATATACATCCTTCACCAAATTTGCAAACTGGATGAGTTATGTGTTTGGTTATGCTTACGACATATCCGGGAATACAGTAACTTTCCGGCATAGAAGCAAATACTTCTCGGATGATGTTGTCAAAAGGATAGATGATTTATCTGATTATGAGATGAAGGTTAATTCTGCATTGGTGTATTCTCGGATACGAATAGGCTTTGACAAACAGGATTACGACACGGCTAATGGAAAGGACGAGTTCCGTTTTACGAATGAATATACCACAGGCGTGGCCATAACGGACAATAGCCTTGAAATGATATCTCCATACCGTGCGGACGCATACGGCATAGAGTTCCTTGCTGACAAGCTAGGTGAAGATACTACAGACAACGAAAGTGACACTGATTTATTTATGGTAGGGGTGAAATCTGATTCATCTGGACTTAAGTATATATTGAACAGAGATTATCTTATGGGTGGCGTTCTCAGCCCTGACACAATGTTCAATGCCATGTTTTCCCCTTCTTCTATGGTTTTGGCCAATGAAGCATACATCGGCTCATCTGTTGAGATGCTTACTTTTGCGTCATCAGATGGTAATAGTGATGTGGGTATTGATGGAATGGGGGAAAGTAGGGATATAATTCTCTCAAAAAGGATGTTTACTGTGGCGGAGGTGGAATTTGAGACTTCGGATGTGGAACTCCCGGAAGATCTTACAGGAATTGTTGAACTGGAATACCAAGGCAAAGTTGTACAGGGATATTATCAGCAGGCTGATTACAATTTTACAAAATCACAAAGTTCAAAAGTAACTTTGATCGTGAAAAATTTTAATTCGTTATAAAGATTCAAATTTTAATTGTTATATTTGCAATGAAAGCTTGTGAAGTCACAAGTTACTAGAAACTTACGAAAAGACTATGATATCAATCGGAGATGTTTGTCCGTTATTCTTTAAACCGCTGAAATATAAATATTCAAATGCAGGATGTTTCAGACAAGTATTTTCTGTGTCAGACAACATCCTGCTGCAAATCTTTTGTGATAACGGCGAAAAACCTTCAGCTTATTTGAATGATAAGATCGGCAATATTTCCTCCAAGATAACACTGCTCACTTATGATGTAAATGAAAGCATTAAGATGTATTATGCCTCATTATCTCCTTCGGAGGGGATATATACAGTAACTATAGCCGATAAAGAATGTGAGGAGTTCTGCGTGTGTGAGAATATAGGTGATTCTATTCTGATTGAATATTCCCATAAAGATAATAATTCTGCGTTTGATAATATATTCTGGATTGATGAGGTCCGGCAGATGTTCCAGTTCAGAATAATAGGAGGATTCAAGCCGGATGGGGTGGAGTTGAAAGTTGAAAACGAACAGTTTGTGAATCAGAAGCAGGAGATAATAGAAATGTATTCTCTCCCTTATAAAACATTTGATTTTGTTTTCGGGACAAGTTGTGGCGTTCCGTATTATATAGCGGAGTTTATAAATAAGGTACTTTGCCTTTCTCACGTCAGCATAAACGGTAATTTGTTTGTACGGGAAGGGGATTCTGTCCCGGAAAAGATTGATACAATAGGTAAGAAACAGATGTTTATATATAAAGTGACTTTACGCCCTAGACAAAATGATATCGCCGGGATCGGAGGCAAAACAGAGATTGCAACTTCATCTTCAGGAATCGCGTTTTTACTAACTAATCCAGAAGAGGACGATGTGTTGAAATATAAGAAGGCGAAAGCTGCTTTTGTTAATGAAAATTACGTGTAATCATGGCTAGAAATCGTCCTATAAAGATATTGTGGTACGGTTCGGAAACGGATGATGAAGGAAATCCGATTATACCGAAAATATCCCCGTCATTTGAAAAGCGACTGGAAGGGTTGAATGAGGGAGAGATATACATACATAATGATGATAATAATCCTTCTATTTACATAAGAACCAATAAAGACAGGGTTGTTGCCATATCGGGAGGTGCAAATACAAGTGAATTGGCTAAATATTTTTTGCGCAAAGACAAGGAGGACTCTACAAATTTTCTTTTATCATTACTGGGCGGAACTGTCATTAAGAAATATGCCAAGTTCGGTGATTTCGTTACCGGCGTATTAGGTGGATACATAGACGAAAAGGGCAATCTTGAAATGGAAAGCGGTGTAT